TTTTATTGACAGGTTTAATTTTTGAACTAAATCTTATTTTGCAAATTTTTATCAAATAATTTAATACGCTTATTTTGCATAAATTAAACACAATAAAATTTAATATAGGTTCAAAAACAGTCGAATAAGGAAATATATATAGTCTAAAATATTCAAGTATCAATAAATCCCAAGGGTCATTGTCGGATTTTGATGGCGCTGTATATGTAACAAGTTTATTGAGTTCGGGAATATATGATGTCGTATCTTCAAATGTTATTTTCCATAAATAAATATCCATATGATAACGCCCAATATAATCTTTGTAAGTTTCTAAAACCCGATGTATCATTTTTTTTGAGTATAAAATGCATGAATTTCCACAGTTAAAACATTTAAACAATCCTTTTTTGTTAATATCTTTTTTGCACCACCAAAGATGTCTATTATGTAAAAAAATCATATCAATGTCGTGATATTTTTCAACACACTCAATTGCATGTTTGAGTTTAATATCGGCGTTGTCATAAAAAATATTGTCATCTTCAAAAATAATACAATAATCTAAATCATTTTTTCTGGCATCTTTAAGACAATGAATGTGCGAATCAAAACATCCATACATCCCTCCTTTTGGATGTTTGTGGGTTCTAAAAAATTCTACTTCTAAATCAAATCGTTTAAATTGTTGAATCATCGCATTGTATCTATCTTCTCTTTCCAACAAATTTATACAATACATTTTTCCTTTTAACGCGTTTTTCTTTTTTCCACGGTTATCTTTGTCTGACATGAATTTTATAAATAATAAAAATTTTTAAAATAACAACTAATTTTTAATTCTTTCGTTGTCTCTAATTTGGAACAATATGAACCGCAAAGTTGCTGGGTAACTCATCTATCTGTGTGCTATAATGACTTTCAATTTCCTTCATTTTATACACATCGCGTTTTGTAATCAAGTTAATACCTAGACCTTTTCTGCCCCAACGTCCACTACGTCCAATGCGATGCAAATATGTATGAACGCACTTGGGAATGTCAAAGTTAATCACAACACTGACTTGTTGAATGTCAATACCCCTCGCAGTAACATTGGACGATATTAAAACGCGGAATTTACCTGTTTTAAACTCTTGAAACGCCCGGTCCCTGTCTCCGCGCTCCATGTTACTGTGAATACAGCACACAGGGAATCCATCCTCAATCATTGCGTCATATAAGTCGGCAACTCGCTTCACGCTATTCGCATATATGATACATTGAGAAACTGACAGCGAATTAAATAAATCCTTAAGCGTTTCATATTTTTGGACGTCATTTTCCACAGCCACATAATATTGTGCGATGCCTTCTAATGTGAGTTGCTCGGTTTTTACCGAAACGCGAACTGGATTACGCATAAACTTGTTTGTGATTTGATGAATAGTACTAGGTAATGTTGCGCTAAACAAAGCAACTTGAATATTGGAACCAAGGTTTTGAAAAATATTATAAACTTGATCCTTGAAACCATCTGATAACATTTCGTCCGCCTCGTCCAAAATAATTAACTTGATTTTGTCTGTAGTAATATAGTTTCTACGCATCATATCATAAACACGACCCGGGCAACCTGTTATAACATGAGGAATGGACGTCTTCAACTTATTTGCGTCTTCGTCAATGGATGACCCACCAACCAAGGTTTGAATTTTTAGATTGGACAACATAGAACCAATTCCCTCCATCACCTTGGTAGTTTGAAAACTCAATTCTCTCGTAGGAGACAAAACTAACACTTGTGTTTCGTCTTTGTCTAAATCCACAAGAGACAGCGCGCCAATGGTAAAAGTTGCCGTTTTACCAGTGCCGGATTGAGCTTGTGCGATAATATCACGACGATTTACAATAGGCAAAATTGCCTTTTTTTGAATTGGACTTGGATTTTCAAATCCATGTGCATAAATGCCTCTCAATAGGTCGGTTGGAATTTCCAACTCATCCCATGAATTGATTTCATTATATTCTTCTACTTCTTTTTCTTCAATTGCACTCACCCCCCCTATTTGTTCTTTATATTCGTTGTCGGTTGACATCATATATAGTTAATCAATATTTATGTTTAATATCTTTTCTCGAATAAATGTATTTATCTGTAAAAACATGAAACACCATAAACACGCTGATATAACTTTATAACTTTATAAAATAAATTATTAAACCATTGCACATTAAATTGCTCAATATTGGGTGTTTTATCATTGAAATTGCAACGTTACCATGCGCAATGACTACGTAGTCAATGCGTAAGGGTGTAAAATATTACTTTATCTTTAAAAACAGCGAATATTATTTTTCTAGTTTCGCCTCATTTAAATGCGTTATTGTGTATTTAAAAATGTCTAAAAAAAAGAATGGTGTGTAACGATATTTATATTTTACGCCATTTTTATCCAAATATTTGTAAAGATGTTTAGTTGCTTTATTTAAATGATAATGAGGAATATTGTGAAAGAATATATGATGTACCAAGTGACAATTTGTAATATTGTGTGTTAATTTATCAATTATACTTCCGTAACTTCTATCCACGGTTTGCAGTGCCCCTTTTAAAAAAGTCCAACTCTTGTCTCCGTATACAATAGTTTCTTCCACAGAGTTATCATTATGTTGTAAATAAGTTACAGTTATAATCCACCAAGAAAATACAAACCAAGACATTCCATACCATTCCATAAATAACCAGAAGTTATATTTGCAAAGCGACAAAATAAAACTAAACCAAATAAAAACAAATCCACTGCTTAAAACGCTGTGAAGTTGTTTCGATAAACTGTATTCATTGTTCCAAAGTTTACCACCAACTGGAATCCAATGTCCTCCATCTACTATTCCAGTCATATAAATGAACCATCCAAATATTGGATATACTCCTGTATATTGTAAAACTTTGGCAAACCAAATCTTTCGATCGCGATTTATTACATGAGGGTGGGAGTAGTCACGTTTAATGTGGTTATGACCGACGTGATGCCTTCTGTGCGACTCAGCCCAAGTGCTGAATGGAACGAGGAGGGGTGTGTGTGAAATGTGTCCCATTATGTTGTTTAATATTTCTGAATTGCTAAAACTTCCATGCCCGCAGTCATGACCGTTCATAAACTGACACCACATGAAAAATCCACTGGTTAACCAGTATAGAATTTTGCAAATAATATTTCGACTAGAAAAATAATAACAAGTAGTCGTTATTGCCCACAAAGCAAAGTCAGTAACGATATAAGTTGTTCCTAAAAGCGGTTTTTTTACAAAACATTCAGAAGGAATTATTTCTTTTATTTTCTTTATTTCTAAATTCATTTATATGTCTTACTTAATATAAAAATAAAACACAAAAATCTATTTCAATTTGTTAATTTGATATATTTTTGATTTAGCATGAAACTTAGGGTCTATATTTAACGTCTTCTACGCTGGTTAGAATACAATATATATCTCAAGATTTATTTCGCATTACCAAATAAATTTTAATTATAAAATGATCTGTTTCTTCTAAATTCAAACTATACTTAAGTGTTAAACAAATTTAGTTGTTAATTCTGTAAAAAATTGATATAAACGAATCTTATCAAAGTAAGTTATATAGACGACGATGGAGGTATTAAGATACAATCTTGTTGATTTTAAACAAATTATTATGGGTGGGTTTAATGTCACACTTCCTGACGAGACTATTACAATGATTAATGATTTGGCATCACAAGTGGGTTCACCAACCTATATTCGCACACCAGTGTTTCAAAAAACTGAAACATTGATGCGGGATAATAATTCTAGAATGGGAACAGGAACTGGTCGCGATGGCGGTTCTTCTTCATCAACCTATGGAATAGATAAGAGAAAAAAGAAGAATGGGCGTGCGACGGAAATAATAAATGACAAAGATTGGGAAACCATTCGTGGATTTCAACCGACAAAAATAATAGAAGAAAAGAGCGGCATTGAGTTGCAAATGGACTTTATTCGTGGAATATTAAATAAAATGACTGATAAAAATTATTGCGAAAAGAGTAATGAAATTATAGAGATTTTGAATAAATTAGTAGACGACGGAACAACGGAGGAGGACATGAAACGTTTGGGCGTTGTCATATTTGAAATTGCGTCAAACAATATATTTTATTCAAAAATTTACGCGGACTTGTATAGTGATTTGATTCATCACTACGAAATTATGAAACAGGTCTTTGAAAACAATTTGACGACTTTTATGGATTTGTTTGTAAACGTCGAGAGCGCCGATCCTGAAGTAGATTATAATAAATTTTGCAAGGTGAACAAAGACAATGAGAGAAGAAAGGCGCTAAGTACATTTTTCGTAAATTTGACGAGGAATCAAATTATTACTCGTGATAAGTTGTTTTCAATGGCAAAGGATTTGTTGAATATAGTACTGCGTCTTGTAAACGAAGAAAATAAGAAGACAGAAGTGGAACAATTGGTGGAAAACATTTCAGTCTTGTATAACAAGGATTGGTTTGAGGAATATAGCGAAGTTACAATGGACGGAGAAGAAAATGAAAATTTTACACAAGTCTTGGAGCGAATCGCAAAGAGCAAAATGAAGACCTATCCAAGTTTATCGAATAAGGCGAGATTCAAGTGCATGGATTTGGTTGAAATCTAAAGCAACCTTTGGAAAAGGTTGCGCCAAATCTGCTTCTATTTTTAGAAAATCCACTTTTAGAAAAAGTGGAGTAAAAATCCACGTCAACTTTTAGAAAAATCCACTTTGAAAAAGTGGAGCAAATAAAAGGTTGTTGCTGTGAATAACAATATAAAAATATATTAACATGACTTAATATATTTTTTCATGAGTGAGATCGACGACAGTGACCACATTCAATATAATTTATATGATGAGTTGTTAGGACAAGACAATTCGCAACATTTACAAAAGTTATTAGAAGATTTTGAAAATACACCTTATACAAAAAATACCAACGCCAATACAGAAGATACATATACATATTTTGAAGGAATGTTTGAAGCAGAACAACTCAGTTACGCTTTGAATTATAATACAAAACAACTTATTCAAATTGGCGAATATTATGGTTTGAAAATGAAAAAAATGAAGAAACATGAAATAATAAACGCAATTTTGTTATTTGAAAACGATGGCGAAAATCTTGATAAAGTCCATCAACGGATTTATATATGGAATTTTTTAAATGAATTAAAAAAGGATACAATTATG